GTGCTGGGGCTGAGCGTGACAGTTCGTCTGTCCCAAGCCTCTATCCCGCCACTTTCGTACTTCCTGTCTCGGATTCTGTTTCGGGCGATGGAGGACGACTGTTTCGATCCCAGGACGTTCGACCAGCTCCGAGCCTTGGACTGGACTCAGATTGGCGACTACAATCCATTCGTGATATCGGAGTTGCTCCGGTTGATCAAGTTGTCCATTCGTTCTCGAACGACGGTTCACTCCGATCGATTTCTGCATCCAGCTCAGTGGGAGATGGACAACAATTACAGGATCCAGAATGCTTTGGCATTTACGGACGTGAGATCAGTTATGTTCTTTCGTGGGTCCCTTTATCCAACACAACTGTTCTTTTCCAGTCGCTCGGTGGAAAAGACGCACATCCTTTTGGATCGTTTGAGTCGGTGTTCTACTTTGTTTGGCCGATGTTTGTTAGCTTGGGCGCTTTTGGTTGGTATATGCAGCAGTGTGCTGTCGTTGCCACAGTTGTCGTCGCCACTCGCTGGTACTATCGTCCTCGTGTTACACTTCTATCTACAGTGTGCGGCTTTGGAGTCGCGCTGGCCGCGGTTCTCGTGGCACGAGAGATTAAGAAGCGTCGCAATCGAATGGTCGATGGCCCGGAGCCACAGGCACGAGCCACCGGCCGGCTCAACGATTTCGTCCATGTGATCGCTGCGGCAATCACACTTCACAAGTTTTACACTATTGTTCCTTGGCTTACTTGTTTTCGATACTGCTTTCGCGCTTTCGGAATGGGTGATGCTGAACTTGATCAGGTTGCAACTTGGTGGAGGGGACGTACTGACCTAGGAAACATGGCCTTTGGTGCGGTTGAGAATCGTGCAGCTGGTCTTGGTTTTGGTCGTCGTCCACGTTTGTCTTCCATTATGTTACGTGTCGTTTTCTTCCCTGTTTGGGTACCCCTTTATTGGTGTGTTATTCCAGTTGGACGACGATTTGTTCGATGCGTGCGTTATTTGTGGCAGCGTTTGATGCAGCTTCTTGGACGTCCAAATCCTCGTTACCGGTTCTTTAAGAGAGCCGTTAACAACACTTTTCACAGTTTCTTTCCCATGTTTGTTGCTGGCGTAGCTGTATACTCCGCTGGCAAGGCTGCTGTCCGTGCTAAGGATTGGGCCATGGCTAGGAGAAAGACTGCAACTTCAATGGAGGAAAAGGAGCCTGTGAGCATTCCCCCCTCAGTGTGCGATGAGGAAAAGGAGCCCGTGAGCATTCCCCCCTCAGAGCAAGCGAAGAAACATAAAACCAAACGTGGTGTCCGTGGGCTCAAAACCCGCTTGAACACACGTATGGTCAAAGCGATGTCTAAAGGTGCCAAGACTTTTAAGGTGACGTTGGAAGACTATCTACATTATATGCGCAATCGTGCGAGTGAAGATGAGAGTCTCAATAACTATTACCAGAAGAAGCTGAACACTAGCGTCGTTTTTGAAGGGAGTTTCCGTGAGTTTTTCGACCCCGAGAGCACCTCATTTGGACATCTAGGCTACAACTCCATGGCGGAGGCGATGGCTGATTATGAAGACCATTGGGATGATGACGAGGAAGATGCACCGGAGCTCCGTGACAATCGTCGTATTATGGCGGATGATGGACGTGACCCCGAAGGTCAAGCCCTCAACATTCAACAGTCTCTCAGCGGTGGTGTGGTGATTCGACATTTCGATGAACACCCTGTTACCGGAGACCCACTTGTTGATCCAGTCTTTCGTGCTGGTTATCAACTTGATGAACGTGAGAAGGCATTGCTGGAGGCTGATGAAATGCGTCTTGAAATCATGAACATTGCCAATGACAGAAAACAGATGGCCGAAGAGCTTGAGCGTCTTCGTGACGGTGCTGTTACTACGGCGTATCACAAATATCGTATGCTTGAAAATGTCGCCAGTTTCGTGACCGGTTTGGCTGGACAGGTTGAGGATTCCACAGTTGAGCGTTTGCTCGAGGCTGTCGATCTGCCCGTCGTGGCTGAACAGAGTGAGATAACAAAATTCTTGCTTGAACATTACGGAAATGATCCCGAAGGTTGGGAAGCCCTTAAAAAGGATTTGAACAACTGTGGTGGCATGACAATTTCGATACTTGAAGGTTTGTGGGATAAAACTGATTCCGATGAAACTTGTCAGAACTTTCTTGTCAAGTGGTTGGACAGCTTGCCAGATCACGCTTTTGCAACTCGTTCCAAGACATCAAAGGAGCAAGCGAAGCGTGCTGTGTGGTCCCGTGACATTCACAAGTTGATCAATGAAAGGCTCATGAGGAAGGGCAATTTGGAGAAGGCGAAGCGTGAGGCCGAGCTAGCTCCTCAGAACTGTCTGGTCATTAGTGAGACTGAACTTCAGCAGATGGGTAAAACCACTTGCACGATCAATTGCAACAACTGTACCTTTCGCGGGTTTGTGGCAAACTTCGCAGGCGAGAATCTTTTGATGACCAATTCCTTGACTCATTTGAAGCTTGGTGGTGAGACCTTGACGCAGAATTTCCAGATTTCTTGGGATTACATTGCGCCCGGCGACACCAATACTGAGCAAGACAAGGTGGTTCGTGTTACTCCTGTGAAGAATGGTGGTGGTGTTTGCGATCCTAAGGATTGGGCACTGTGGCGAGTCGATGGTGAGAAGCCGAACTTCTTCCACAAGGCGATGCCGCGTGCTGCGTATGATGACGCGCAACCCGTCTACATCAACGATACTGAGCGTGGTCGACCCTCTCTCAGATCTTGTAAATACGCCTTATCGCGTGTTGAAGGTGTCATCGTCGGTGTCTCTACTACAAAGGCTGGCTCTAGTGGGAGTCCAGTTTATCAGCGAATGGTCAACAATACAATTGCGATAGTCGGGATGCATCTCGGCACTATCACGGGCGAAGCTAGGGGCGAGCGTCTTGCTCTCCTCATTGGCTCGTCCAACCTTTTTCAGTAAGCTCCCTCGGCGCTACGGCGCCCCCGCGTCTCAAAAGGGATTCGCGGGCTTGGAGGGAGCTGAAGGACCGTTTTCCAGAGAGTTTTGAGTTATATGGCATGTGTAATCCGAGGATGAGCCCCGAGAAATCGGTGCACGACCACATGAATGATTTTGAGGCTACGGTCTCAGATGATGCGGTAAATATGCTTGTGGACTTCTTGTGGAAAGCGAGAGTTAAAGGTAGTAGTGTTTTGAAGTTTTCTGAAATTATGGATTGTATGGATACAACGAAGGCTGCTGGTCTCGGTATGCCTGGTCGGAAAAAGTTGGATTTGGTTCCTTCCTTTAGTACGGTCATTTATCGGGAGTTTGTCGGTTTGAATGGCTATGAGAGTTGGTATAATGATATCGCTCCCTACTTTGTAGATGGAATATGTGACGTGAGTTCTCTCCCTGTGCAACTGTTGATCCCTGACTTTATCACAAATCTGTGTGTCAAGGAGGAGGTGTCGAAGATGGAGAAGATTAATCGTGGAGATCACCGAACGTTTTTCTGTGTGCCGTTTGATATGATAGTGCAGTCTAAGTTGGAACAAGAACAGCTCAATCGCAATCTCACTGAGTATGGTGTGATGTTCAAGGGTGATGATCCTAGGACAGCGATTCGAGATTTGTGGCTTTCTTCTCAAGAATTTCTTATTTGGCAGTTTGACATGAGCTGCTTGGACAGGACGCTTTGTCGGGAACTGATTTCTCAGATCTTCGACGTTCGGTCACGTCTTCGTAGCCCTTCTAGTCCAGCCATTCGCTTTGCAACACTCCATCCTGTTGTTTTCTTTGTTGACGACAACGGTTTTGGTAAGTTGGCACAGTTCAAGAAACCGCAGGTTAGCGGCCGTGATAGCACGACCGAGGATGATCTGTTGGGAATATTGCTTGTGCTTTGCGACTGGTTCTTGGTGAAGGACATCAGTCCGGAGGACGTCTGGTTCACAGGTGTCGGCGATGATTTGCATTTGTTGATGGCGAGAAAGTACGGGTGGGACGTTATGGATGGTGTTATTGATTTCTTTTTGCAGTACAATTTGAAGGCTAAGTGTTGGCCGGTTAAGTCTTTTAAGGACTTCCATTTCCTAGGCGCCAGTTTGGTGCAGACGGAACACTGTGGAATACAACCAGTGTGGGACCTTGAACGATCAGCTGTCCGATTGTCTTATCGGGACAAACGTGAGTCTGATTTTGTGTATATGCAACGAATCTTGGGCGTTATTGCCTACAACATCTTCCACCCTGAAATCGCTCGTATGTGGAGCTTTTTCCGAGTCGTTTTTGAGAGTTGTAAAATTCTCGACTCAGAACAGCAGATACTTAAGCGTGCTGTTAACAATATAATGCGTTTCTACGTGACACCACAGGTATTGGACAATGCATTGGGTGGGTCAAATTTGAGTGCAGGATCCTTCATGGATGGGAAGGCAACGAAGAAAGCAGCGAGAAACGCCGCAAAGAAAGAGAAGAAAAAGATCAAGAAGGCGGTGGCGCAAGCGACCGCAGGTGCCGTCAACCGCGCTGTCGCAACTGAGTTGCAGGTGGCGAGGAAAGCGATGCCGAAACCGAACATCAGGATGCCAAAGCGTGGTAACACTCTTGACAAACTCGATAAGTACCTTAAGATGGTTTGCGACCCTGAGGATGCCGAGATCGTGCCGTGCCCAGATGGCATGGCGAACGGGCCGGTGGCAGTCTTGAAACAAAAGTCTGTCCTGAATTTGCCGATTATTGTCGACGATGCGGGCAACTATTGTACTGGGGCAATTGTCACGGGCAATTCACGCGATGCGTACTTCACGTTGGGTGCACCACCGGCCACGGGGACTGGTGCGGCGATGGCGACTGGTTCGATTGTCTTTGCACAGTTGTTGCCGGATTCCTCCGACGCTGCGCTTTTGACTGATGCCGCGCTGTCTCAGCGTCAAACGATGCAGTCAGATGCGAACTCTGTCAATGTCATCCGCGGTGGCAACATTCCTGGTGGTGTGAATGTTCCGATTCCTGTTCGTGACGGTATTGGCTACAATCCGGCAATTCAATTGGCTGGATCTGTTGAGGCCCCTGCCACGATCAGTGTTGGTACGACCATCACTAAGGCGGACGGTTCTATCATTGGGGCTAGTTCCACTGGCAACAATTTGTACGCTTGTCAGGCGCCTGATGGCATTTGTTTGTACATCCGTGCATCCTTTCCTCAGTCAGCGAATGTTTTGACTTTCACTGTCACGTTCTACAAGCCTGACGGTAGTGTTGTCAATGGCACAGCCACTGCGACGATCGCTGCCGGCAATGTTGACGCTTTGTTGACTGTCACGGTTCCTGCGGGCTCGTGTGCTTGGACGAATCCGATTTTGTCCATTGCGAACAGTCCTTCAACAACATCTTATGTTCTGCATGAGTTGACTCTTTCCCAGACCGTGGCGTCAGGTGGTTCGTCAGTGCCGAATCGATCATGTCCGTTTGGGTTCTGGGTGGCACAGCCAGCACATGATTTCAAGACTTTTGATCTCGTCGTTTCAGCGCACCGGTGTATTGCGGCTTCAATGCGCATCACCGATTTGACGGCGAAGCAGTATCAGAGTGGTCAAGTTTCATGTGTGAAGGTAGACCAGCGATGCGGACCCGGTGATGCCAATTTGGGTTCCTATGAGGAATTGGCGTCCGCAGAAGGTTCGTATGAAGGTGAGTTCGCTCGGGGTGTCTATGCACCACTGACGTTCGACACAACTGAGTCGAGACGATTTCGTCCTGTCTCGACTCCCACGACTTGGGAGACGCCGTATGTTATTGCGATGGCGAAGATTGCTCCTCAGAGTACCGCTGCCCCAGGGTATGCAGCTCGATTGATTTGCACGCAGGTTTTTGAGTTCAAGACCACGTCACAGATTTGGACTAAGGTCATTTGTGATGCGGACACAATGCTCATGGAACAGGTTGCGAATCTCATGCGTCATCGTACGCTA